GTAAATTAGGTGGGTTTTATTTCATTGAGGTTTTACATGAAGGACATTCTGGAGGATGGGAAAAAGTATGTGAAGCATTGACAAAATGGAGCTTAAATACAATAGGTGACCATTATAGATACATTATGGATATGAGTTGCAATAATAAACTATTAGTGCTTACAAAACCATGAAAATCCCTATAATAATCAACAATAGAGACCTTCTAACATGGCCAAAAGCTATGATAGAAAGGATTAAAAAGTATGATGATGTAGGGGAAATTATTATTATAGATAATAACTCTAGTTATAAACCATTGCTAGAGTGGTATGATGATTATGATGGTATAGTATTTTTACGAAATAAAAATTTTGGGCACACAGCTCCTTGGGATGCTGGTATAGTTGAAGATTTAAATTCTCCTTATTACGTTGTTACAGACTCTGATATGGGATTGGAAAATACTCCAGATAATACACTAACCTATCTCATGGGGAAGGAAAAAGAGCTTAAATTAGGTAAAATAGGATTGGGATTAATGTGGGGAAATGTTCCTCAGGCTTCTCCATATTTCAATCATATGATGAATTATGAAGGTCCAAGATTTAATAAATCAAGAGTAGTGTCAGATGTACACATAGATTGTGCAATTGATACAACATTTGCTCTTTATAGTAGACAAGAATATTTTATAGGAGGAGGATGTACAAAATGGCCATATGTAGCCAGACACTATCCTTGGGAATTGACAAAAGAAGAGTATAACGAAAACAATGAATTTAAATACTATATAGAACATGCTTCTAATTCATCTTCTTATAAATCATTTTTAGGATTATAAATTTTTCATCCATTCTTCTATTTTAGAGAATAGCTTTCTTAAAAGGAGTAATATGATAATTGACATAATCAAAGCTAATATCATAAAATAGAAAAGCCCTGTATTGTAATTATACAGGGCTTTTTAGTTAAAAAAGTTAAAAACTATTTTTTAGGTTCTTCTGATTCTTTTGCTAATCCAGCTTCAACTGCTGCCATTAATGACAAATCAATAGCTTGGGAAGCCTTCCTAGCCATTTCAATTCTTTGTGCCTCTGGTGATGTAATAATCATCCTTAAAGCATTTAAAACAAGTCCAAAATCACTCCCTTTTAAATAGAATACATCATCTGGACCCCATTTATAGCTCTTATTTGGGTCAAATTTAATAACTTTCTTTTCTTCAACAGGTGCTTCATCTTTTACAATTTCCATAATTATTTGGTTTAAAACACAAAGTTACGAAAGTTTTATAGAAAAGCAAATAACAGCCGATGTTTTTATTGATTTGCTTATATCTAAATGCAGTCCTAAATAGTTATGTAGTTTTAATATTTCTTCTATAAGAACATTATTATATTTTGGTAAAGAAGGAGCAAGTCTAAACTGGTAGCCTTTTAATACTCTAGTTATTTGTAAACTTGATAGTTCATCTACAGATGATATAGCACCACATACCATAGAAAAATATACTTCTTCATTATCTGGAATGATGGGTAAGAAATGTTTTCTTTCTACTTGCATTTAAGAAATAAATCAAATAAATGGTGAAATAATCGTAGATGCTAACACGGCCATCTTCTGCGCTCCCGTATCATTAGGGTGAAGTGAATCCGCAAAGTCTGTTGCGCTCCACGTTCCTAAACTTGTACTTGCATCATAATCAACAACCGTGTAATTCATTCCGACTGCGTTGTTTCTTATAGTTGTGTTAAACGTTGCTCTTTCTGTTTCTTGTGGTGCTGTCAACGTTGAACCGTCTATTACAGTACCTACAAATATTTTGGTTACACCAAGTGATTGCACGTAGGTAATGATTGCAGATAGGCTTGTCCAGCAAGTAACTGCCGACACGCCAACACGTAAATCATTAATGCCTCCTAAAATATGGAAGCAGCTTGCGCTATCTAAACGAGATGGGTATTTTGTGGATGCGTTGGCTAACATAGTAGCTAATCCTTGACCACCTACTCCAATGTTTATATTCGCAGATTTTAAATTCATCTGCTTTTGTGTACGGCTTGGGAAGGTTCCTGTTGTTGTACCTGTACCTAATGTAATCGAATCACCTTCCCATAGTATTTCAGTATAGCCTCTACCTAGTGCTGTAAGTAAAGTTTTCCAAGCTGTGTTTATTACTGGTATATTAGCAGTATCGAACTTTGTTCCGAATGAGTAATGCCATACGTTACCATTGAACCAATAGAACGGATTGTTTGTACCGTAAACAGTTATTGCGTTAGCATTTGAAAAAGCACTATGAGCCGATGTATTGGTTATTACGTTTAACCCCCTGAAATAACTTCTGTAGTTATTTGCGGCAATGGCATTATAAATCATTACTCCGCTATTTCCTGCGGATGCATCCATTGTCATTGATATTGAATTGGATGTTTGTGTCATCCCTAAAGTTCCCTGAATCCACCTAACATCAAAACCCGCATTGTTTCCGGCTGAAAGTAATGTAGGTAGTCCGCCTGTAGTTGTGGCTGGTGATGCCTGATTATATGAAAGTGTATTATGATAATCTGAATGACTTAAATCATTCGGGGTCATATCGGTTGTAAGTAACTTCGATGTGTTATTTCCCTGTAGTGAATTGGCCAACGTATAATCTCCAAAGACAAAATTACTATTGGTTAAACTTGCCAGCTTTCCAGCCGGATACTTTGCTTTGACCAAAGCAGGCGCAAGCAATGAGGCGTGTGTATTATGAATTGGAACCCAGATTTCCTTATATGATTCCCATTCACTTAATCCACTTAAGCTATTATTTAAAGCCTTATGGGTCAATACGAAATTATTGTATGCCGTTTTGTTAGATGCTGAAATTGTACCTCCTGCCGCCTCAACGCGAGTGAAATAATCTAATGCATCTATATCATAACCTCCACTAGCTGCTACTAAAGTAAAAAACTTCTTTAAATTAGTCATATTTATTGTCCAAAGTTTTTAATTATAACATAATAATTACTACCTATTTTATTTGTCATAATAAGGTATTTATCACCTGATGCACCTGCTAATGTTGCTGTATTATCACCTGATGCAGTTCCATCTGAATTGATACACAATGCTGTAGCTGGAAATGTGTATGTTGCTGCTGTATTAACTAATGTCACTTCTATTTCTGTTACATCTCCTGTGTAAGAAATTGTAAATGTTCTTGTAGCACTGCTGCTAGAAAGACTATTGACAGTGGTGGCTACATCTATTGTAGCAGCATCTGTAAGAGCCGTCACTGTAGATGGAGTGCTTTGTTCTGTAGTAAAAATTGACTGTATCAGTTGATCTAAATTAAGCCAACCTTTAGCTCCTTTTGTAACTTTTTCCCAGAATCCTGTTTTTATAAATGTAGGCATAATGTTATGATAATGTTAGTAAATATAATGTTTTATTAGCTTCTCCACTTAAGGATTGAGCCATATTTTCAATGTCACAATAATGTTTTTCTCCTGCCCAAACATATAAATCATAAGAAAACTGGCTTATTTCTTTTGTTAATTGAGAAATAGGCAATCCTTCTTTTAAAGATTCAATTTTGTAAGCTTTTGGCCTTTTTCCTGTATATCCCATAAGCTTTTCAATAACATCATCTGTAAAAGAATTAATATAATCATACAATCCATCAATAGCTTTATGTTCAGCATAGCTGAAAGTTTGCCAATGTAATAGATGTAATTGCAATGAAAAATAGTTTAATTTACCTGCAATAGATTCTATTGAAAAATCTTTATTTGAAGATGTCATTCCTTCAGGAAAAATTGAAGCAGCCATAATTTAATTATTATGCTTCAGTAGTAGTAGTGGACGTTGTGGTAGTTTCATCATACTGAGGATCACAGCACTCATATGCTCTCAATTCTGTCCAATTTCCCACTTTAGGCTTGTTTACGCGAAGCTCTAAGCTACCTGGAATGATTCTTCCAGATCCATCATATCTTACCCAAGCCCTAAGATTTTTTTTGTTTGTTGCCATTTTTATGTTTTATTTAATAAGTTGTTGAATATTTATTTTTAAGTTCAATTAATTTTGAAACGTAATACCAATTTGCTAATTTTTTTGATTCATCGTTATTATAAACTAATTCTAAATGTGAGTCTTTAAATGGGCTATTTCCTGAATGATAAAGTCCCTTATAAAAAAGGGGAGTTTCCCCTCTAAATTTAGATGTTATACCTGCATTATGATAAATACCTACTTCCTCTATTCTTTTTATACCATCAGAAGCCCATGCAAAATCCATTTCTGGAACTATTTTTACATCTACTTCTTTGTACCAGAGGCCCCATAATACAGCCCACATATCTGCACAAAAGCTTTGAAATCCTTTATTTTCACTATTAAAAAATTGTTTATTAACATTTTGAAGATGAAGGCGTATTCTAATACAATCGGTTATACATTTATCCCAAAACTTATAATCGATATTTTTAAGAAGATATTGTGCTCCTCCAGAATTACCACTATTTATTTCAGCTATCTCCCTGGATACTCCTACTAACTTACAAGTTTCGTTTAATATATCTCTTTGCTTATATTCTTCTAACTTTTCTGGAATAACATCCTTAATCTTACTATCAAAGTATTTATCACTTATATATGAAAGAGTGTTAGAAACATAGTTCACATCATCATCTATATATTTGTCAACATTGAACTTGTCTGTAAATAAAACATCACAATCTGAATAAAAAATAGCTTTTTCTTTTAATTCTGGATGTAATTGAAAATACTTCTTTAACATATAGGGTCTAGGGATAGAAATATATATCCCTATAAGTTTTGTCAAATTATCTTCATCTTTTAAATAAAAAAATTCAGATTCTGGGTATAGAGATTCTAGAGATTTCCACCTAGTATTTTGTTCTCTATTATTTGGAGTAAATATAAGACTTATAGCTTTTTCTGATTTTCCTATGTTTTTTAAACTTTCAAGCCATAAATGGGTTTGCCAGATGTAATAGTCATCATCTGGACAACTTTGTATAAATACTAAATCTTTCATGTAGTTGGTTTTAAATTATCCATATATTTAGACCTGCAATATACGCAATTATCATCAATAATAATGCAAATATTTTCAAGTAAAAATATAATGGATTTGGAAGTTTATCTAGCCATCCAGAGGTTTTACCTTTGTAGAAAAAACTCTTCTTTCTTAACTTATTTAATACAGGGTCAAAAATTAACCAAAAACTAGTAATTTGCCATAATACAAGAATACCATATTCTTTTATATCTTGCACATCAATTAATACACCATGAAGTATGGAAAATACACCTCTTATTATAGCTAGTTGTAAATAGTTGGGTTTATTGCCTTTTGAAATGCTTTTATATTGTAAAAAGGCTTCAGCTAAAATATATACTATCCAAAATATCATATTAAGGGTATTTAGTTATCCACACTGCAAACGGGCCTACCTGTCCACTACCTCCGGTATTGGTGTAGGTCAATGTTACATTTCCTGATCCATCTGCTGTCAATCCGGTTCTGGTAATTTTAACGTAAGCATCTGCTGTTAGGTTAAGAGCATCGTTAGTCGTACCTCCACCATGCAGGATAGCTAAGTTTCCAGTTCCACCATCGGGGAAGTTGTCATCATCGACAAGATGGAAAGCATTAATATCTACAGTCTGTCCGGGAGTCATTCCACCAAACACTAAGTTTCCACTTGCTCCTCCTGTCATTGCCACTGGGCTTCTTACAGAGATGTTCTGAGTTGGCCCTGCATCTGCTGGAATATCAGCGTTGGTTACCGTTGTGGTATTGATGTGAATGTCAGGGAACGCATCAGTAACAGAAAGTGAAATACCACTGGCATTTCCTAAAGTATCCGTTAAGTCAGCAGCCTTTGTACCTGTAGTAGTCCAATCAACATCAACGTTTGTCCACCCTGTTGCAGATGTGCTATTGGTGAATCTTGTTAGGTTAGCTTTTACGGTTACAGGGCCGGGTATTTCATTATCAATATCAACCAGTACACCAGATGTAAACGACTCTATGAGTTTACCATTGGTTCCTTCAATAGTTCCTGTTTCATAATGTAAAATTATCTCATCATCATAAGCAAATGTTTCTGATGTGAGAATGCGTATTGAAGATGATGACGGGTTAGTAACACTGTACATTGAAGATGAAACATCTATTCCATTTACAGTAAGTGTAAAACCAGAGTAATCCAATGAAGCCGCATTAATATTTCCAGAGAATTGAACACGGATAAAATCTGGTTCGGCCTCAAGAATTGTTATCGTCTGAACAACAGGCGCGTAAACACCAGAAGGAGTTCCAACTACTTCATCTCTCACATAAGCAGACCTTGAAGGTATCCAACCTGCACTTGCTCCGTTAGTGTCATATACCTTTACATAACAAGCCACCTCTGCATTAGTGGTGGCATAGTCTCCAAAGTCTACAAAGAATGAAGGGTGATCACTTCTGATAAGCGTAGGTGTTTTTGCAATCACACACTGGCTGTCCAAGAAGTCTCCTTTCAATGATCCGGGTACAATACTGATAAATACCCACATGAACTCTCTGGCTGCTGTATCTTCTGCAACTGAGCCATGATACGTCACTGTAGGAACAAAAGTATCTACACCGTCAAAGGCGTGAGTAACTTCTGCCCACGGTAATGCAGGTGTATCTCCTATATTGAAAATACTCCTTAGTAATGTACAAATATCTGCTCTATCTTCGTCTGAGAATATTGTGTCTTTGATAAACTTACCAGCAAAGTCCATTTGATTAACATGAAGGTCAGTTGAGCCTAGAATGTTTTTGGTTAATAGTGCTGCCCCAAGTGTAACATTACTACCCACCTGAACAGGGCCAGCACCTTCATCCATGAATAATCTTGTACTTGTTCCGTTGTCTTCTACCCATAGAACCACCCATTTATCAAATGGAGCCACACCTGATCCATCAGCAAGTTCTACATCTCCACCTGAGTTTGTAATAGAATAATGATCGTAGCTGTCTTCATCATAAAGAGCTAAGGATTCTGCTTTGGCAAGTCCTTCATAACCGATAGCAAGTCTGTTTCTTATGATGTAAACTGCTGTGTTCGGTGATGCCCAGTTAAGTGTGTCTCCTCCGGCAAATTCCTCATCAAATACGTTGGGAATAAATATGTGAGGTATGTCCTGTGATGGATTTTTGAAGATTGGTCTGTCAATGGTGTAGCGTGAACCATAGATTGTATTCAGGTAGGATTTTCTATTTTCACTGCTCATCCATTGTAGATGATCACTGTCAATTAACTCAGTGATACTTCTTACTTCATCTCCATCTGTGGCTACATCAGTTCTCGCTAAATCTGTATAAACGTTATTGGAAGAAACATAAGCCATTCTACCACCTGTAAAGTATGGTTCTACATCAGCTATTGTTATAGGAGTTGCGGTAGTAGTAGATGTAGTGGTGGTTGTAAAAGGTATAACATTACCCCAAACTTTTGTAAGTCTATCTAATTTTTTAGATATTTCCCACAAAAGAATATTCTTTTCATCCCACCCTATTTGTCTACTAGGTATAGCCATTTAAGGAATAGTTGTAGTATTAGATGTTGTACTCACTACTTGAGTAAGTCTTTCTAACTGTTTAAGAATTTGCTGTAAAAGCTTATTTTCTGTTGAGCTAGCTGTACCTATCTGTCTTGATCTTACTGCCATAATTATTTAAATTTTAAAGGCCAATATAGTTGTCCTGCATATGTTACTTGTCCTGTCCATCCTATAGAAGCTCCATATATTCTGTCTTTCTTTGTTTTTAAAAGAAGTCCTCCATATACACCACTAATAAATGTTTCTTTATTTCCTGTCATCATTACCCCACCATATAATTGATTTTTGGGGGGAATTGGTTGTTTTATTATTTCTGTAATTACAGGGTATTTTAAGTTAGAAATAAGCCTATTATAAAATAATCTATTTTCTGATACACTATCAATAACAGTAACACTACCTATGGTATCAATTGGGAATGTAGTAGAATATCCTCTTTTAGCAAAATGTTGATTTCCAAGGAATGTATACTGATCTAATAGTCCTTTATATGTTGTATCTGGTTTATTTTCAGATTTTTTCATCCATATAGATGTGTCTATTTTTTCATACACCAGTTTAGGCTTCCCTGGAATAGTGTCGTGAATATGGATATATTTTAAAAACCTAATTGTATCAGCTTTTGGTACATTAACAGGTTTATCATTCCCACAATCTTTCAATAATACAATTAAAAGAAGAATTATAATACCTATATATAAAGGCTCTTTAAGGTTTAGTTTCATCTTCTTCCAGAAAATCTATAATACCGTTTTTATCATTATCTTCTATCCAAATAAAAAGTAATTTTGCTATGACTCCAGATATACCAATAACAACAAACCATTTACTGTCTACATCATGCATCCCTAATTCAGCAACAGTGATGCCACCTAATAGACCAAAAGATTTCTCTAATTTGTTCCAAAAGCTCATTCTAGCCCACCATTTCTGAATTTTTGTCATAAGTCTCTATTTTTATGCCTTAAATATAAACCTTTCAATAGCTGTTTTGTTAATTTAAGAAGTTCTGCAACTGCCCATCCAACAGCACCTCCTATTGCAGCAAGTTGTGCAGTATCACCTATCATGTCCCAAGAAATGAATCCTAAAGAACTAATCATCAATAAAATTGATTTGTATGTGGCTAATATTGCTCCAAATACTGTCCCTGCTGCATGATTGGTATCCATCTCTGTTGATTAATTTGCAAATTTTTCTATAATAGTAAAATTGTAAGAATGAGGGGAGGAAATATCTTCAATAAGTGACATTTTGACAGGTTCCTCATCAACTTTAACTTTTTCTTTTCTCAAAATATCAAATTCCTTTTCTAATCTTTCTTTATCTTCTCCACACTCCTTAATCAACTCTTTAATGTCTTCTGTATATTCTTTATACAACACTTGAGTTTTTGTTTGGATTTTTTGAAGGCGTCTCTTTAATCCTAAAGATATGTTTTCTTGAAGAAGTCCACTAATCATTTTTTGAACTTCTCCCTCTTTTGGAGCAGAATAGGTGGCAATTGTGTATAATACTTGATCTAATTCTGATTTTTCAAATTCTAACATATATAATTGGTTTTGGTTTAAAATTAAGGAGCTGTAGTAGTAGTGCTCGTTGTAGATGTAGTTGTTGTAGTGGTAGTAATAGTACCAATATATCCCCAATTTGGGACTGTTGTACTCAATCCTATCCACAAAACAGGACCAGTAGTTTGAATGTACTCCTGTCCTAGGAATTGCGGTATAGATGTAGGTATACCAGCCCCAGATAGAGCTGGAAAAGTATCATTAATAGATACAATTATCTCATCTAGAGGGTCTAACGGGGAAATGTCTAATATAGACAAATAATCTCCATCATATAGGACACATTTAGTACCTATATATGTTGCACATAAATCACAAACTTCAGCTATTCTCATAATGTACAAAAGTAATAATTAAATATTTAATAAAAAAGTGGAAACCTCAAATTTAGGCTATAATATAGCATTACCTACCTGTTCTTTCTGCTGTTACACGAATACCATTTTCTCTAGCCCATTCAGGATCAATAATTGGCATAAGTTCATTTTGAATTTGTGCTCCTACAGGCATAAGATTTAAAAAGTACTTTTGAGGGTGAGTTTTATCAATGATTTCATCATCTCCAATTGCTCTTCCATAAGTTTCTTTTCCTAAAGCTTGTAAGAATTGTTCTGCTTTTACTCCCAATCCCAATGCAGGAATAATAGACCCTCTTGTCATTGATTCAAAAGACAACGGATTATAATAGAACCAAAGCTCATCTGCTATTTTATTTGCAGCTTTTGCCCAGAATTTGTACCTATTTATTGTACCAATATCCTCATCTTCAGGAGGTTCTGCTGCTTTTACAGCAATAACAGCTCCTATTAGGGAGAATAATAAGGCTAGTTCTTTCATTTGATTTCTAAGCTCATTTCTCATTAAGTCATAAAATTCCTCTTCTGAGATTTCTAATTCTTGGCCAGTTTTTAAATAATATGCTTGCTTTACAGTCACGTATTCACCAATTATTATTGCATGGTTCATTAAGTGATGAAGGTTACGAAGTAGATGGATTCCCTTCTTCAGAGCCATTTAGAGAACGTCACGAAAACAACTTAGCGCGAATAGACGCAACAACAGCTAGATTAATACGACACATGATGCTAACTAGCTTCTGCTTTACAAAAAGCGCGTCATCATTTTCGTTTTTAACCTTCACAAACTCCTGATACTGTTTTAGAGTAATCTCGTTCAATCCTGTTGGTATGTTAATTTCTACCTGCATAATTTTAAAATGATTTTATTTAATGAATGTATTTAGTAAACAGCGTATTCACCATAACTTGTATTCAATCCAAGTGTTTCCATTTCATGATAGCGCACAGCATCAATAGCATGGTTAAAATTATCAATAGGTTTATTTAAACGTGTTCCTGTTTTATCTTTATCCCAACAGTAAGACCTAAACTCTTTGATTAAATTAATGCTGTTAGAAGTGACTAAATAGTCTTGTCGTTGCATTACATCGATACCATAATTAATTGAATCCTTGCCCTTTGTAACTCCTTTAATCGGTATTCCAAATCTTCTGATTTCCTCGTTTGATTTTGGCTCTGATGAATCGGCATAAACCGTAACTGTATTCGGCAGCATCTTAGCAATATCAGAATTAACCATGCCTTGTTTGTAGCATAATTCATTGAGTATTCTTTTACCGTTCCAAGTATAAACTTCGATTATTGCCGTTGGGTCGTTTGTATAACCATAATCTAAACCAATACCAATCAATCTAGCATCTTCAGGTATTTTATCAATTTGCTTCCAATTATTGAATACAACACCCTCCAAACTACCTACTTCACCTAATCCGTAAACCTTCCACCAATTAGCCCAATACGATGAAGTCTTAGCCTTTTCTCTAGCGCTTTCAATTTCATCTATAATTGATTGGTCAAGCGCTTCGTTATCTAAGTAGTTTAGAATAATGAAATCTGTATCATCATGACCTACTAATTCGGTATGCGCCCAAAATTCGGCTGTTGGGTTAAAGTCAATAAATATTTCTTTGTTTGTACGAATTGCTAATTGATAGTAGGCATCAAATGAAACATTGTTAGCCTCGTTAACATATAAAACGTTTCTTCTTGCGCCTCGAAGTTTATCTTCCATGTCAGCAGAAAAGAACTCTATGTATGATCCGTTTCCAAAAGTGTAAGTGAGTAG